CGATATCGACGGAATCAGAGAACCAGTAGCAGGTTCTTTCTTATATGGTAACAACATCATTTCAGGTGCAGTTGTTCCATCATCCAACGCAATCGGTTTACACTTCTACCCAATCTGGGAAGCAGCGACAGTCGATGAGTGGCTTTACAACGGTGGGCCATACCAGTTGGTAATCTTCCACTTCCTCATTGGTGTATCTGCATACATGGGAAGACAGTGGGAACTATCATATCGTTTAGGTATGAGACCTTGGATTTGCGTTGCATATTCCGCTCCTGTATCTGCTGCATTCGCAGTGTTCTTAGTATACCCATTCGGTCAGGGATCTTTCTCAGACGGAATGCCACTAGGTATCTCTGGAACATTCAACTTCATGTTCGTATTCCAAGCGGAACATAACATTCTAATGCACCCATTCCATATGGCTGGTGTTGCTGGTATGTTCGGTGGAGCATTATTCTCCGCAATGCACGGTTCACTCGTCACTTCATCTTTAATCAAAGAGACTACAGAAGAAGAGTCACAGAACTATGGTTACAAATTTGGACAAGAAGAAGAGACATACAACATTGTAGCTGCACACGGTTACTTTGGTCGTCTTATCTTCCAGTATGCTTCATTCAACAACTCAAGAAGTTTACACTTCTTCCTAGCAGTTTTCCCAGTTGTATGCGTATGGTTAACCTCTATGGGTATATGTACAATGGCATTCAACCTCAACGGTTTCAACTTCAACCAATCTGTAGTTGACGCAAACGGTAAAATTGTACCAACTTGGGGAGATGTTCTTAACAGAGCAAATTTAGGAATGGAAGTAATGCATGAAAGAAATGCACATAACTTCCCATTAGACCTTGCTTCTGCAGAGTCTACACAGGTTGCTTTAACAGCACCTACAATCGGTTAATTTTTTAACCACATAAAACATCGGGGTCGAAAGACCCCTTTTTTATAGGAGAAAATAATGGTAGCATCTACCTTACAAGCACCCACAAGGGGTTGGTTTGATGTACTTGATGATTGGTTAAAGAGAGACCGATTCGTATTCATCGGATGGTCTGGTCTTTTACTTTTACCTTGTGCTTATCTTTCTATCGGAGGTTGGTTCGTTGGAACTACTTTCGTTACTAGTTGGTATACACACGGTATCGCATCCTCATATCTTGAGGGAGCAAACTTCCTAACATCAGCAGTGTCAACACCTGGTGATGCAATGGGTCATAGTTTGCTATTCTTATGGGGGCCTGAAGCACAAGGCGATCTCATCCGTTGGTTTCAACTGGGTGGTCTCTGGAACTTCGTTGCATTTCACGGTGCATTCGGTCTCATAGGTTTTATGCTTCGTCAGTTTGAAATTGCAGGTCTTGTTGGGATACGTCCTTACAATGCTCTTGCTTTTTCAGCAGTTATCGCAGTATTTACAAGCATCTTTTTAATCTACCCACTAGGGCAGCATAGTTGGTTCTTCGCACCTTCATTCGGTGTCGCAGCAATCTTCAGATATATTCTATTCATTCAAGGTTTCCACAATATAACTCTTAATCCATTTCATATGATGGGTGTAGCAGGTATACTTGGTGGAGCATTACTCTGTGCTATTCACGGTGCAACAGTACAAAACACTTTGTATGAAGACACCTCTGTTTACACAGAAGGTAAAATTCAAAGCACAACATTCCGTGCATTTGACCCAACACAGGAAGAAGAGACTTATTCAATGATAACAGCAAACCGTTTCTGGTCACAGATATTTGGTATTGCTTTTTCTAACAAAAGATTTTTACACTTCCTTATGTTGTTCGTTCCTGTAATGGGAATGTGGACATCATCAATCGGTATCGTAGGTCTTGCACTTAACCTCAGAGCATACGACTTTGTATCTCAAGAGATAAGAGCAGCAGAAGACCCAGAGTTCGAGACTTTCTATACAAAGAACATTCTTTTAAATGAAGGTATGAGAGCATGGATGTCTTCAGTAGACCAACCTCATGAGAACTTTGTTTTCCCAGAGGAAGTCTTACCTAGAGGAAATGCGTTGTAATTAATTTTACTTTGTGTTATGTTAAAGAGATCCCTTAGGGGGTCTCTTTTTTTTATTCCTATATAAAAATAAAACTATGGACAAGCCAACTGACTTGTATCAAGACATGCAGACATTAAACTCATTGTATGAAGAGTTAATGTGGGATACTACAGATGCATTAGAATTTGTAGCTGATTATGAAAATGATAGAATCATCATTCGTAACAAATCAAAACAAGCATGAACTTTACAGTTTATTCCAAGGATGGATGTCCTTATTGCAGTCAAGTACTTAGAGTGCTAGACTTGGCACAATTCAACTATGTTGAATATAAACTTAACAAAGACTTTGACAGAAAAGGTTTTTATGAAGAATTTGGAAGAGGGTCAACTTTTCCTCAAGTTGTATTAGATGGAGAAAAATTAGGTGGTTGCACAGAGACGGTCAAGTACCTCAAGGAGAATCAGCTCCTTGGCAGCAGATGATATCTATGACCTTGTAGAGAGGGCAATGGAGTATGCTTTTGAAGGAAAGTATCTCTTGAACTTTTATGCTCTTCTAGAGGGCAAGAAAGCAGTGAAGAGAGAGGCAGATGAATTCATCAAAAGTTCAACTGCTGATGAACTTCGTCAATCCATTCAAGAACTGAGTGGATACATCAAAGGTGGAGATGTAGTTCTAAAGGAAGCATATGGTCACATTCCTAAACCACAAGCAAGAAAGATCAGAACCTACCTTACCAAAATATTAGATGATGCATTAAAGTACAGTTATGACAAAAGACCAGGAAGGAAAAAAAAATCCTCTAAATAAAACCAAAGGTGATGATGCTCCTCAGATTAACAGAGGAGTTGAATTACTGCTTAGAAATAAGAGGAGGAAACTACCAGAACCCAAGACTTTCCAAGTGAAATGGGGAAACATGATAGCTTTCTTAAATAGGGAGATTCATTTTTACTTTGAGTTTCATTTGGATTTAAAGAAAACCAAATCTACTTAGAGGAAAATTTCATGGAAACACTGATAGTAACTTTAACTATATCAACTGTAGTATCACTTTTATCCCTTCTTGTGGGTGGAGTTATTGGATGGACAGCAAGGACATATACTATAGAAAAGACACAATATTCTCAGTATCCATCACATCCAGAAATGTATGATGAAAATGGTAATCTCATAGCAGATGAGATAGTTGCTTTTAGATTTGAAAATAAACCTGAGGATGGTGACAGTGATGATAGTTGACTTTTATCTCTAAATAAACTAAACTGAATATAACATTAGTATTAATATGGCTACAACAACTGCATCTTTAAACTCAGGTGCACCAACAAAGGTAACTCCAAAAGTTCCAAAGAAGGCTACTATTACAGCAAGCACTAAATTACCTCCTAATCCTTTTGTGTTTGAGGTTCTTGAATTGGCTAACAAGCAAAAAACAATTGCTAAAAGAGTTGAAGTATTACAAGAGTATAGATATCCTGGATTAGTTTCTGTATTGATTTGGAACTTTGATGAAGCTGCAGTGTCATTACTTCCAGAGGGAGTGGTTCCTTATGAAAGAAATGAAGTTCCTGTAGGAACAGATCATACATCACTCAGAAAAGAATATGCTAACCTATATCATTTTGTAAAAGGTGGTAATGATAGCTTATCTTCAATTCGTAGAGAGACCATGTTTATTCAAATGCTAGAGGGATTGCATCCACAGGAAGCAGACATATTAACTTTAGTTAAAGATGGTGGATTAGAGAGACAGTATCCTAAAATTACAAAGGGTGTTGTAGATGCAGCATTTCCAGACATTGTATGGGGTAATAGAGGATGAAAGATGATATCAAAAATCAAATAAATGATATCATTGAAGGTGAGATCCAGAATGGGATAAATGATTATATTGAACAACAAGGACGTGGGTTTGATGGTCAATTAACTGCTAACATAGACCAAGATGAGGTAGATAAGTTAATTAAACAGTATAAAAAGATAAAAAAAGCATCTAAATCCAATCTAGGTCAAGTAAGAAAGCTTGGATTACTTGATAAGTATGGTAAACCCTTAAAATAAAATAAAATTGTAACACAAGTTACAAAAAAACTTGCATATATAGTATAAATGTGTTAGTATAAACACATCGTTCATCCAATGCAAGGTTTAGCATTACTGGCACTGCTCCTATCTGAACATAATAGTTTTCATTGGGAAATGTCATGTGCAGAATGGAATCAAAATAGGATTGAGATACTGAGTGATCAATCTCTCAATGCTGATGCAAAGGAGTATCTTATAGATTACTTCAGAGTGAAAGTACCAGATGAACAATGTGAAACCTTTATTATTGGACGCAAGTAAGCCAGCTCGGAACGGGTTC